AGAGGGTGCATATGTATCATTTGCAAAAGATGGAAAAGCATTTAAACTATTTGCAAGACCTTTGAGTGAGGAGGGTATTAAATTGAGAGAATTTCAAAGTAAAGATATGCTTGGATTAAAAAAAGATATAGAAAATGAAAGTGAGAATAAAGAAGCTTAATGAAAATGCAGTAATCCCAACTTATGCAAAAGATGGAGATGCTGGTATGGATTTAGTAGCAACATCAATAAAGTTTGATGGTACACAAATCACATACGGAACAGGATTAGCAATAGAAATACCTAAAGGATTTGTAGGATTAGTGTTTCCTCGTTCATCTATCCGCAAAACCGATTTATCATTGAGTAATTCAGTTGGTGTAATTGATAGTGGATATAGAGGTGAACTACAAGCAACTTTTAATCAAAAATCTTTATCTAAACATGGCCAAATTTTATATGGTGTAGGTGATAGAATTGCACAAATTATGATTATTCCACATCCTGATATTCAGTTTGAAGAAGCTGATGAGTTATCGGATACTGAAAGAGGTGATGGTGGATTTGGTTCAACTGGAAAATAAAAAATAAAATATGTTTATAGAACAAACGCAAGAAAAGGTAAATAATAATTTATGGGTAGAGAAGTATCGCCCAACGAAGCTTGTTGATTATGTAGGTAACGAACATCTAAAATCAAAAGTAGAGGGTTACTTAGAAACAGGTGAAATTCCACATTTACTTTTGTACGGAAAAGCCGGTACTGGTAAAACAACTTTAGCAAAGTTAATTGTAAAATCAATTGAATGTGATTATATGATTATCAACGCATCTTCGGAAAACAATGTGGATACTGTAAGAAATAAAGTAACTAACTTTGCATCTTCAATGGGATTTAAACCATTTAAGATTATCATATTGGATGAGTTTGATTATATGACTCACAACGCACAAGCTATCTTAAGAAACTTAATGGAAACATTTTCAGCACATTGCCGTTTTATATTAACTTGTAACTATGTTGAAAAAGTAATTGACCCAATTCAAAGTAGATGTCAATCATTTCAAATTGTACCTCCAACTAAAAAGGATGTTGCTATGCAAATTAGTAAAATCTTAAAGAATGAGGAGATTGAATTTGAAGTTAAGGATTTAGTTCCAATTATTGACGCAGCTTATCCTGATATTCGTAAGGTGATTAACACTTGCCAATCTAATTCTTTTAAAGGTAAGTTGAAAGTAGATGTATCTAATTTATTGGAAAATGATTATAAAACAAAAATTATTGATATCCTATCTTCAAACGATGATAAGAGAAATAAATATATGAAAGTAAGACAGGCTCTTATTGATTCTAAAGCAAATGATTTTACGGATTTATATACAGCCTTATACGATAAGGTGGAAGATTATGGTGGAGAAAATACAGCTAACATCATTCTTTTATTAGGAGATGGTGTGAGCAAATCAGCAGTAGCAATTGATAAAGAAATTATTGCAGCAGCTACTTTGATTCAAATTTTAAATATTATTTAATATGGCTAACATTTTAGGAGCAGGTGGACAACCAATCGGAGGACAAGAAGAAAAACCAATACCTTTAGAAAAAACTGAGGCAATCGGATGTAAGAAATGTGGTGGTGAAATTTTCGTACAAGGTTTTGGATTTCGTAAGATTTCAAAGTTATTAACTGGTAAACCAAAAGATGAAGTATTGCCCGTAGAGTTATTCTTATGTGGAGATTGTGGTGAAGTACTTAATGAATTATTACCTCCGGGTTTAAAAGTAGAAGAAGAAGCATAATATGGCTAAAACATTATTCGACCATCTAAACGCAATTTGTGATAAGAAAGACCCTAAATATTGGGACACTTTAGAGGAAAGTGAAAAGAAAACATGGAGTAACTATATGATACTCCGTTTTCTTTCTATGAAACCTGAGTGGATAGAACTGATTGCAGATATACAACCTTATATTCAGGAGGCACCACCTAAAGCGATGTATCTTTGCCTAATTGGATTGATTCCAAAGACAAGAGCATTTCTAAAATATATGAAACCAGCTTCATCTGAAAAGTATGAAGATTGGATTATCAAATTAATAGCTCAATTCTATGAGGTATCAGAAACCGAATCAGAAGAATATCTTAAAATCTTATATGAAACAACCAGTGGTAAGTTACATATTAAAGAAATAGCTGAATCGTATGGTACTGACCCTAAACAAATTACAAAGCTAAAACTAAAAGTTTAGATTTGGTAATATCGGGTATTTTTCGTATCTTTATATAAATAAACATAATGGCAAAAGTATCATTTTCGCAGTACTCAATGTGGAGTAGCTGCCCGCATCAATATAAGTTAAACTACATAGATAAATTAGGTGAAAGTTCATCTAACATCCATACAATCTTCGGAACTGCTATGCACGAAACTATCCAACATTACCTTTCCGTTATGTATGGTGTTTCCAAAAAGCAAGCAGATGAAATCAACAAAGATAAGCTCTTATTGGAAAAAATGAGAGAAGCTTATAAAAGTGAAGCTGATAAAATGAGCGAAGGAACTCCTTGTACTCAAATTCAATTGGAAGAATTTTATGGAGATGGTAGACGTATATTAGCTTGGTTAGATAAGCATATGCACAAATTCTACTCAAAGAGTGGATTTGAATTAGTAGGTATTGAGATTCCATTAAACGCAACTATTAAAGAGGGCGTACATTTTATTGGATTCATAGATATCGTATTAAGAGATGTGGCTGAGAATTCAATTATTATCATTGACCTTAAGACATCTACGATGGGATGGAATCAGTATCAAAAAGCTGATAAGATGAAGAACTCCCAAATTCTTCTATATAAGAAATACTATTCAGAATTATTTAATATTCCTTTAAACAAAATTAAAGTAGAGTATCAAATCCTTCGTAGGAAGTTGCCGGAAGATTCCGCATTTCCAATTCCGTATGTATCAAAGCACATTCCAGCACATGGAGCACCATCAGTTACAAAAGTATATGATGAGTTTATGGCATTCATTCACACTGTATTTGATGATGAAGGTAAATTTAGAGATATAGAATTTCCTAAAGTACCCGGTCCGGCTAAAAAGAATTGTAAGTTTTGTGAGTTTGGAAATAGGGGAATATGTGATAAAAAGGCTACAAAATAAAAAATTATGTTTTTTTTATTTCATTATACTTATATATATAAATATATAACAATGAACGAAGAAAGCACAAAACTAACAACAGTGAAAATACTAAAAGATGTATATTCAAGTTTTAAAAAAGTTTCTTTTACATCCGATGTTACACTTCAAAAGCTAGTTAATAGAACTGTGGAGAGATATGTAACTGATATCGAATTTAGAGAAGAAATGAATGAATACTTGAAACTACAAATATCAGGTTCACAATTTTAAGAAACAAAATAAGTTATGGCAAAAAAGAAAATCCTTTTACTTTCGGATGATTTAAGAATGGCAAGTGGTATCGCTACTGTGTCAAAAGAATTAGTACTTGGTACAGTACATAAATACGATTGGTTTCAGGTAGGAGCAGCAATTAACCATCCTGAAGCTGGTAAGGTTTTGGATGTTAGTGAGGATATACAAAAAAACTATGGTATAGCTGATGCTAATGTAAAAATACTTCCTTGGAATGGATATGGTAACGCCGATTTGATTAGACAATTAATCAATACTGAAAAGCCAGATGCTATCTTACACTTTACTGACCCTCGTTATTGGACATGGTTGTATGATATCGAACATGAAATCAGACAAAATGTTCCTCTTTTATTTTACGCAATTTGGGATGATTTACCAGACCCATTATATAATCGTAATTTCTATGAAAGTTGTGATTGGATTGGTTGTATTTCACGTCAAACATATGGTATAATTAAAAGATTATCAGCATTAGATACTAAACCAACTTGGAAACCTAAAAAGGATTGGCAAGTTGATTATGTACCACATGGTATTAATACAAACATTTACAAACCAGCGGATGTACCTGCAGAATTTCGTAAAGAAATTTTAGGTGGTAAGGATTATGATTTCGTATTATATTGGTCAAATCGTAATATCAGAAGAAAACAGCCTGCGGATGTTATTGTAGCATTTAAAAAGTTTTGTGACAAGATTGGTAAAGAGAAAGCAGAGAAAGTTTGTTTAGTAATGCACACACAACCTGTTGATGAAAATGGTACTGATTTACCTGCGGTAATAGATGTAATGGCACCTGAATGTAATATTATATTTTCAGAAAAGAGAAGACCTCAAGAAGAATTAAACCTTATTTATAATATAGCAGATGTAACAATTAACATAGCTAACAATGAAGGATTTGGATTGGCAACTGCAGAATCGGTAATGGCTGGAACGCCAATTATTGTAAACGTAACTGGTGGATTGCAAGACCAATGTGGATTTGAGGTTGATGATAAATTATTAACATACGAAGATTATATTAAAATTGGTTCTTTGCATGAGTGGAGAAAGTGGGAAGGTAAAGCAAAACCTGGTCCGTGGGTTACGCCAGTTTGGAGTAGAGCATTGGCATTAGCGGGTTCAGTACCTACACCTTATATTTGGGATGATAGAGTTGATATAGAGGATGTTGCTGAAGCAATTGAGAAAGTGTACAACACACCAAAAGATATTCGTAAAGCAAACGCATTGATAGGTAGAGAAACATTTATTGGAGAAATGGGATTAACACATACAAATATGTGCCAAACATTAGTTGATGGAATTGAATCAACATTTGAAAATTGGAAACCAAGAGAAAGATTTGAAGTTTTTAAAATAAAATAAGTTATAATATGAATAAACCAACATTAGTATTTCAAAGCCCATGTTTTACTCGTTCTGGATATGGGGACCATAGTCGTGACCTATTAAAGTCACTTCGCAAAATGGACAAGTATGATATTAAAATTATACCACTACGTTGGGGTAATACTCCACAAAATAATGTTGATGGTGAAAGTGATTTCGGAAGATGGATGCTAGAAAGAGTTATTACCGAAGTTAGTGATAAGCCGGATG